TGCAGATCCACTCGATGCTGCTGTTAATCTTCCTTTTGCGTCGACTGTTAAACTTGCATTAGTGTATGAACCTGCCGACACTGCAGTGTTCGCTAATGTTAGTGCTCCCCCTGTAGCGATAGTCGCGTCTCCGGACATATCAACTTCTTGAAATGAAGTACCATCTGCAACTAATATTTTATTAGCTGTATTAGTTGGTAATTTAAATAATGCACCAACGGAAACATCTCCGTCAAAAGCTACATTACTGGAGTTATCTCCAAATACTACTTTACCAGAATCATCTTTCATCAAAGCTTTTTCTGAAGGTAGTGAAACAAAAACTATTGATGTTCCTGTTGAGAAAACTGTTTTAGACCCACCATTACTACTAGCAATTACGGTATCTCTTGATAGTGAAGTACCTGAGTGAGTATAAGTTCCAATTCCTACTTCCCATTCACTAGGGTTATCTTCCCCAACGATAGTATAGTAAGTACTATTACTGTTTCCAATACCAGAGTTAAAACTAACGAAACCAGTGACTGCACCGGCTAACGTTAATGAACCAGTACCTGTTGAAGTCGTGGTTTCTTTAACCCGATCATTTGTTTTAAAAGCCATTTATCCTCCTATGCGACTCTTATAATAGCTGTGCTTGCTCCTGCTGCAGGGAACTGAATTGTAAATGTTCCATTAGTAGATATTTGGTCTGAACCAAAATCTAATACGCAGCATGCTTTGTTACTTTCACTACTATTATAAATTAATGCATATCTTGCATTAATCGTAGCACTAGTAAAAGATAGATCAGCCCAGTCAACAAGTGCAGTTGTACCATCAGTTGATGTTGCTTGAGTAAGTAAAGTTCCGCCTCCAGCAGAATAAGTTCCGCTGTTACCGACTTCATTACCTGTAGTATAAACTGTGGTTGTTGCTACGTTTCCTGTATATGAACTATTATACAAAGCTAACTTAAAAGTATCACCACCATTTTCAAAGTCATGAACACCTTCAAGCAATTCTTTTTTAAAGCTCGTCATTACCGTATTTGCCATTTTTACTCCTTATATTATTATGGACTAGGTGGAACAGATCTTAGTTTTTGTCTAATTTCTCCGTCCACATATTCGTCTCTTCTTCTTCTACCTTGTTGTTCGATACCTAATCCTGTTAAGGATTGTTGGTAACGACCTTCATATGTATTGAGCAGGTCTTTGTCTTTTAAAAAACTGGATGCTTCGACCAGGCAAGCAAACAAGAGCGTATTTGGAGCATTTAAGCTTATATACGTAGTTGTGTTAGATGAATCTAATTTAGTTCCATCTGATGTATTAGGTCTTTTAACATAAGCGCACTCAACTTTCAAGGCTGCATTAGGGGTTGGACCCAATAATAATTTAGTCTCATTCCAATAGGCATAAAATTTAGGAGTACCCTGAGTAGTCCTATTAGCTGTATATTCATCAATAAAAGAAGCGTCTTTTTGCATTAAAGTCTCTCTAGCTCCTGTAGAACCATTGTATATTTCTAGCCATCTTATTAATAATATACCACTTGGAAGGGTTAAAAACTCATTTCCTACTGATAATGTAGAATAATCATTTCTTCTAAAGACATCTAAATCAACGTCAGTCATTATTCTAAACTCAGCATTTTCTATAAATCCATCCACAATAGTAGAAGTAAATACTGTATCATCTACTTCACAATAATCTCTAATTTTTTGTACTAATTCTGAATAGGTCATGGTGTAATAGTAACAGGACCAGCTGAAACTGGAAATCCTCCTCCTTCAATTCCTCCCACTGTGGCATTAGTACCTTGAGTAAATTGAAAATAATTATCTGGATCTTCAATTAAAGTCACAGTTGCTCCTGCATTATGGGTCGCAGCTGTTGTCCCATAGGCTCCTCTGGTAACCACATTAGGATTTATAGACGTTGCTTCAGGACTTACTTGTCCTAAAGTATTGTCGGTTGCTATAGTTGTATATCTTATAAGTTCGTTGTCAACCATAATTGCTTGACGTAAAAAATCATTTGTTGTCACAGCAGAAAAAGCTGTAGCATTTGTTAATTTAATTCCTGTAGTTTGAGTTGCATCTAGTGCATCAACTAACGTAGTTTGTCTTAAAGGCATTCCTTTTCCTACATCAATAACATATCCTGTTGCATTACAAATAGTGGATCCTGAAATTCCATCTATATCTTTACAACTAGAAAAACCTGGTGATCCATTATTAGTAGGAGGAAATTGGGAAGGACCTGTACTTGTTGATTGATCTGGAGTTCCTCTAAATCTAACTGTATCTCCTTCATTTCTCATATGATTAGGAGAATGAACAAAAATTAATCCACTACCAGCAGTATATGTTTCAAAAGGATTTTCAGGAAGCATGATAGGAACTGTAACCGTACCTCTTTGTTCTGGTCTTGGATGTTCTAAACCAATTCCATCTGCACCTATAACAGCTAATTCCAATTGTGGTTGTTTAGGTTCGTATTCTGTATAATGAACCCACATACCATTCCATTCCTTAACCATTTCTCTGTAAGGAAATCTTAAACCACTTCTATCTGAAATGGCGATAGCGTGTTTTCCTGATGCAAATTTTCCCATAATTAACTAACTGATGGATAATAAGCTTTTGGTGTTACATATGAACTTGTTGGAGATCCATCTTCTGTTAAAGCTCTTTGAAGTTCATCTTCATAATATAATTTTAAAGCTTGTGTTCTATCTGGAGATACTTTTTGACTTAAATAAAAAGCTAATCCTGACGTCATCGCTGGTAAAAATCTATAAGGTGCATCTGGATTATTTGAATATACTCCACTATCTTGAATTCTTTTTACATAATAAAAATTTAAATATTTATTAGTACTTGAACTAGGTGCCATATAAATAGTTAAATCAGTATATTCTCTAAATCGTTGTATAAAATATTGGGAAGGAGTCCCTTTTGATTCTTTATTTGCTAATGCTTGGTAGGTAGATCTATCTATTTTGGACATAGTAGTATCAGTTGGTTCAGTTAAATCATTTCTATAAACCACTTCTAATACATCAGTAGCATTATATAAATAATCTGCACTATCCCCTATTTTAGCAGGATTAGTAGTCACACTATTTCTAGCTGTTTCATCCTTATATATTCTATAAAGATTTTGACCTTCGTTTAATTTAATGCTTACGTTAGCTACTTCCCAAAAATGTAATCCTCTATTGCCCCACTCGGACAATAAAATATTTAATGAACGTCTAGCGCTCTTAAGATCATATCCTGACCTTCCTTGACCACCGCAACGTTCAAATGCGTCTTCAATTATTTCTTCTATTGATAAGTCAAAACTTACCGAACCGGACGTCGCCATTATTGACCTCCTACTGCCAGATTACTTGTACAGAAGTAGTTGCTCCTAAACCGCCACCAGTTTGAAATTCAATATACATTCCTGCATCAAATTTAATTCCAGTTGCCGCTATGTATTCTTGATACATATCTCCAGCAGCCGAACCTCCTCTGAATTGATATCTTAAAGCTCCACTGTTGTCAGATCCATCAAAAATTTTAATTGAACAATTTGCTGCACCTGGGTTAATTGTAACACCTTTAAGCATACAAATACCACCTACAACAGTTGATCCACCTGTAGCAGTTCTTAAAGTTGAACTAGCTTCAGTATAAAATTGTTTTACTGGCGTCGCCATTCCATTATATGACATATGTTTTTATCTCCTAAAAAGATGCTCCCGAAGGAGCATCTTTAATTATTTATTACGCAAGATTATTATTTTGTTGGTACAAAATAGTAGCTCTAACTTCACCAGCGTTAGTTGCACCAGTACTTGTCCACGTAAGTTTTACGTCTGAAGTACCTGTATCAGCCCAAGCTAATGCTCCACCAGCTTCAGTTGTTGGATATTTTCTTCCAGCTCCAGAACCTGTTGTGATAGAAAAAGAATTAACAAAAGTTGCATTACCGCCAACTGTATCTCCGATACTGAAAACGCAAGTAGCATTTCCCATCGCAGTTGGACAATCAAGAACTATGTCAATAATTTGTGAGTTTGCTGGAATAACGACAGTTGTAGCGTTTGCAGCAGAAGCTCCACTCGAAAGAGCAGACCCCGTTGAAAACGTCTGTGCCATTACTACTTGTCCTGTGTTTTTAACATCAGATCCAAGAGTTGTTCCAGTTGTTTCTTTAATCGTTCCCGCTTTTATCGGTCCCGAAAATGTAGTTGTTGCCATGATTATATCCTCCTAGTTTTCCGAACGCAGTCTCTAGGCCGTCGACTATACTCGTCTACGTTCTTAAAATAATTGTATAGTGAGTTAGATATACTCTAATTTTTAGTAGAGTGCAAGATATCCCTGGGTATTTTGTGTGATTTTTAAAAGGGGCCTTAAGTAGCTATTGATATTGATGGTGCAGCGTTATTTATCGCGTTTTCCCTGTTAGCAATTCTAGACTCTTCTGCTTTAATTGCTGCGATAACTTCTTGCACCTTTTTATCAATCTGGACCATATTGAGAGTATATTTACCATTATCGTTATACTCCTGTTGCCAGTTCAACTCCAAGGACCTTTTCTGTTTGTATAGGTCTGTTACCATAGTCTTGGACCTCCTCATAGGTAATATAGTTAGTGCCACCATAAAATTCTCCAGCACTGTCCCATTTTATAACATTCTGTCCCAGTTTGTCAACTATAGCTTTTTCTATATCCTCGGGAGTGTCGTTCGATTCTATAGTAAAATCGGCATAATAACCGTAAGCTTTTATTTGGATTCTGAATGTTTTCATAGATTACCTTTTGATTTTTTCTTTCTATCACAAAAAAAAGGGGCGGTCAAGCCGCCCCTTAATATTAGTTTAAAGACTTAATTAGTTATTAAGCACCTTGGTTTCCGTAGATACCTCTCCAGTCAGACCAGCCGAAGCTGTATCTTTCTCTAGCTTTGTATCTAACGTTTCCAGTATCGAAGTCACCTTCCATAGCTGTTTTTAATGGTGCTCTAACGAAGTGCTTCATTCCATTTGGTACATCTGTTTTGATAAACCAAGCGTCAGTGTCAGATAAGTAGTGGTTAACTACATATCCCTGAGGAATCATACCCATGCTTTTAACAGCATTGATATCATTATCCGCAGTACCAACTCTACCTTGAGATTTCATAATTCTCTCAGCAGTAAACTGAAGCTCTTTAGGGATGATCATTTTCATTCCTTGAGCTGCAATTTTAAGACCTCTTTCATCTTGGAAAGAAGCGATGTCAATCAAAGCTTGCTCTAAAGATGTTTCAGATAAGTCTGCTGCAGTAGTAGGTACGTTAGTTTGGTTACCATTAAGTGTAGGGTGAGCGTTACCACATAATGATTCGCCGTCTCCGCCATTGTAGCCGGAAGCTTGGAACGCATTATTAAGTACGTTTGCACCTTTAACTTGTTTTGATGTCGCCATTGAACGTGCTAAAGCCTTTGTGTATCTAGAAGAGATTCTGTCGTAGAGGTTATCTTCGATAGCTTCTTCTGTCAACGCGAATGCTAATGCCACTGTTTCGTGAGTGTATCTAGCAGTGTAAGTTTCCTGTGCATCGTCGTATTGAACGCCGCTACCTTCAGGTTTTACATCTGCAGTACCGAAACCAGATAACATTACTTCTTCTTCAAAAGCTCTGTCAGATGATTCGTTGTCGAAAATCTGACTTGCTTCGTTTTCATAACGTTTGTATTCCAGGCCGAATAGTGCATTCAGACCGGGTTCTAGTTCTTTAACTAGCTGTGCTCGTGATATTGCCATGTCGTTATGCTCCTATTATACCCCAACCACAAATGCGTTGTATTTGTTGTTTAAAACAACAATTACGTTTGCATATGCCGCGTTGAAGTCTGAGTTATCAGGATCTTCTGCTGATCTCAAGATTCTCCACTGTTTAGCAGAAGTAGCTAAATCATTAGTAAGATCTAATGTAGTATTACTTCTACCAGAAGTAGATTCACCTGAAGCTGTAGTGTCACAAACTTGTAAGAACGTTTTTTGAACGTTGTCTGCTGTAGCACTAATAGCTGAATCAGTTGCAATCTGATATTCCTGGAACGGGTTGTCATTTACGAACGCAGTGATGTTTTCACTATTCGCAGGTGTAGTTGAAGCAGGATAATAATTGCTCCAAGTAGGTTTTTCAGTTGTAGCTGCATTGTAGAAACAGCCGTTGAAAACTCCAACGACTAAATCAGTTGAACCTGCTGCTGCACCTTCAACAAACCCACCAGTACCAGGAGTGTTATTTACAATCCCTTTAACTGGTTCACCATTGTATATAGCTGTACCATGCGCACGTTTGATAGTGTATTTAGATTGACCTGAAGTCGCAGGAGTATTTCCTAGCGTGTTAACAGGTTTTAATCCATATCCACCAGCTTGTGTATTTGCCATAGTGTTTACCTATTCCAATTATGTTCACATTTTTACATGTAAACGGGTTAATTTAAATTCGGAAAGTTTTGAAAAGAATTATTCTTTTTTGCCACCACCGAAACTATACGTAGTACGCCTTTGATTACTCATTGGCATACTTGGATGCTGGTCCTTCAGAGGCTCGTTTTCAACAGCTTCCTGTTTGTCTTTTGTGAGCTTACTAAAGTGAGCGTCACGTTGACGTGCGAGTTCTTCTGGTATTCTAGCCAACACTAGACCACCTACTCCGATGTAACCTTTGTATCTACCGGACTCTATTGCGGGATAGTTTAGATCAGGATAGGCATCAGCTCTTACGAGTTCCCAACCCTGCCTTAACTTGGACGTGATATTTTTAGTATCATCTTGTCCCATCGTTTCATAACGAATCCAACGCTGTCTAAAGCCGTCTGGACACTTAGGTGCATCTAAGTGAGATGAGTTCACCCAAACTTTTGGTCGTTCAGATTCCGACCTAGTTTGTTGAGCACGAGGAGTTTTTGTTTGTTTTTCCATATGCTTATACCTCCTTCATGGATAATTGTTTCGCATAATCTTCGAGTGGCACGTTTAGCTTTTTAGCTATTGCTACCTGTGAAGACGTGAGTTTCACAGTTTTGCGACCAGGTTTTATACTTCTAGCAGCTGATGAAGTCGCTGAAGCAACCGTCTGGACGGTTTTGGTCGAGTTATAATCACTCTTATCAAATTTATGAGGAAAGTCAACTCTTATTCGTTTGTCAATTTCCTTATAATATTCGTCAGATTTAGGATCGAAGCCTTCTTTTTCCACGAGATCTTTGTGAATTTCAAAAGCAGTGAAAGTCATGGCTCTATCTTGACCGAACCAATTATTCTTTTCTGCCCAAGTTTCAGCTTTTGGATCAGGTGTTCCCCGAGCCGCGTGTTCTCTTGGAAGGGTTGAAGGTGTTTCCCTATGTCTAAGATAATCCTGCTCCTCAGGAGTCTTAGGTTTAGTTTCTGCTCTATACTGTTCAGCGGCAGAAAGTCTAGCTTCTTCTATAGATAAAGCAGCGATTTTTTTATTTGCTAAAACTTGTTTAGCAGCATCACCTGATTCTATAGCTTGACCTAGTTCTTCTTGTGCTGATTTAAGTTGTTGAGAGACTTTATCAGAGAAAGCTTTATCATACTTTTCTTCAGTAGTTCTAAACTTATCGGACATAATCTCGATTTGACGTTTAGCACCCTGTGCATAATCAAGCGCAGCTTTTTCTCTACGCTCGGCTTCTCTCATTTTTCTAGTTAGTTTAGAGATTCTTCTATTAACAGATTCACTATACTCTTCTAGCTGTTTTTCTTCTGCTGGTTCTTTTTCCGTTTTTACTTCTTCTGCTGGTACTTCAGTAACTTTTGCTGGTTCTTGTTCCGGTTCCGTTTTTACTTCTGGTGCTGGGGCTTCTTCTTGTTTTACCTTATCATCTGGTAAATCAACTTCGGCTCCTGGACCTGTTGTATCAAGTGGAACTAACTTTTCGTCTTTTTTGTCTGATTGTTGTTCTTGATCAGGCATAGTTTCCTCCTATGTAAGAAATTAGAACTCATGGATTATATCCTCTGGGTTCTTAATTGTTGCGATGATTTCATCATCGTTTAACAGTCGTACTTCTCCACCTTCTATTTTAAACCGAGATCCTGCATACCGAGCAAATATTACCCAGTCTCCCTTTTTGCACCACGGACCATCGGGATATCGTTCTTTATCCCTATAACAATCGGGACCCATCTCAAGTACGTTTCCACATACTGTAGCGAGTTGTTGTCTATCGATTTGTTCATCGGAATATAGAATTCCTCCTTTAGTTTTTTTCTTCCCTTGAAAAGGAAGAACTAAAATTCTCCAACCAGTTGGTTTTGGCAACTTAGCTGATTCTTCTTTGTATTTATCTGTTAATGCTGATTTAATTTTTGGTATGTCTGTCGTTGATGTCGATGACGTTTCCTGTGTGTTTTTCATATTGCTCCTTTTTTTCAAGCAGGTTGGAAATCTCCTGTAAGATTGCTTCGTAAGCGTTTATCTGTCCTAACATATACTTATAAGACTCAAAATTGTCAACCCCTGCACCTGAAGTCAATGCAAGTGATATAGCCTGTAGGGTTTGCTTAATTTGTCTTTTTAACTTTAGTATTTCGTCCATTAACTTTTTTTATTCATGGCTCTTAATTTATATACCTGGTATTATACTCCTACCTTTTTCATAGCTTTATTATGTGCTGTTTTAAAACTATCACCTTTTTTCATATCTTTTTTCATTTGAGCCATATGTTTAGCTGAATGATGTTTAGCATGTTTTTGTAATTGTTCATTCCCACCAGTACTAAAATTAGTTCTAATTGGAACTCCGCCACTAGGGTATAAATCCTTATTAGCAGAAAAATATTTTTTCATTCCTGCACCAGGAAATGCTTTTTTATCCTGATAACCCATTATCTAATTTCGCAGCCTTTGCCTTTTGTTGCAGCACCCCAACTACCTTTACCGCCAAGAGAGAAACCAGCACGACCACCTTTTTTGTAGCCAGCACGACCACCTTTTTTGTAGCCTTTATCAAGTTCACCGATTACTCTTCTTTTTTCAGCTCTACGGTTAGGATTAGATTTTTCTGCATCTATACGACCTACTTCTTCAAGTAGGTTCATTCTTCCTGTGTTTGCCATTTTAGCTCCTTATATTATTAAGATTTATCCATTGTAGACACAGAGGAATAAGCTCTTTTACCCATAGCTTTTTCCATGCCTTTAGACTCATCTCTTCTAGCTTTAAAGCTTTGAGATTTAGTCGACTCAGCACCGTCTCTTGCGCCTAATGATTCATCCAGTCTGTCGTTGTAACCTTGAGATTTTCCACCCATAGATTTTTTAGTTCTACTTGCGTATGGAAACCTAACATTACTTCTAACTCCGTTCTGTCTCATTATTTTTTTCCTCCGTTTTTAAATATCTGTGTTCCCTTTATACCATAAATCGACGCCACGACAAGGATCCACAAATTAGTGAACCATGACGGGAGCTGCTGGAACTGTTCAAAGAACATTTTTATTTTTTCTGCTGCACCAGGATCCTCGCTAAAGACCCCCCAGGCGATCACCAAAATTGGCGCCGTTAATACGAGCAAAACGAACTCGTCTTTCCAGTCCGATTGTCGGGCTTCTAGCAATTTGCCCTGGTATTCGCTCTCCCCTCGGGCCATCTTAGAAGCGTGCATGTGCTGTGCGTCAGCCATCGCCATCTTTGTTTCTTGTTTCTTTTTATAGATGTGCGTTGCTGCGTTTAAGCCTAACTTTAATGCGCTAAACCACATAAATTAATACCACTTAACTTTTGACTTTTTGTCAGCAAGCATTCTTCTTTGACCACCAACTTTATTTACTGTTGGAATCTCTTCAGGGATTTTAATCTCAACACCACCTTTTAGATATCCATCTTTATTGATGAATTGTTTTTGATTAACTCCTTTGTAGAATGGTTCTTTACCGTTTTTTGTCATTTATCCTCCTAAGATTTTGGACCTTTTAAAGTTCGGACATCTTTAGCTTTCATTCTTGCGATGTCACGTTTAGTCTCATCTGCCATTGTTTGTTTTACCAAAGATGTATCAGCTCGCAGTATAGCTAATTCTTCGTTTTGTGCAAGCTTATCATCTTCAATACCTTCTTTAGATAGTATTTTAGCTTGTTCTACAGATTTTCTTTGCTCCATTTCTTCTTGTTTTCTCACAGTATCCATCGCTTTTAAGTCAACTTCTCTTGATTTAAGTTTAAGTAATGGATCATGATCAAATTGAGAAGTAATTTTCTTCTCTTCTTTCATGAAGTCTTCTGTAATTTCAGCAATCAATATTGCTTTTCTAGCTTCTATCTTTTGAGTAATATCTTGTATTTGAGGTGCTATCTGTTGTTGCATCTCAGGACTTTGTTGAGACATCTGTTGTAATTGAGCTAACATCTGCATTTCTTGTGGAAATTCCATTTGAACTTGTTCTTGTGCCATTAATGAAATGTGTTCTAAAATATTTTTTTCAACTGCAGCCATGACGACAGGATTATTTCTTACCATGTTCAAAGCCATAAAATGTAAGTGCGCGGTAACGTGCGCTCTATGATCTTGACCTGAAAATGCTTGAAAAGGTTTCTGTGCTAAAGCATCAATGTGTTCTAACGCAGGGTCTTTTGGTTGCACTGGAGCAGGAGGAGGTAAGACTCTATCGATATCTTTAACTCCTAAAGCCGTATACATTGCTCTATAGCATTCATATAAGTTGTGCATTTTTGGGTTGGACATAGCTAACTGTAATTCAGTTTGAGCTACACTTATACGTTGCGTTTGTGAAAATATATCCGGGTCTGCAACAGGTAAAATATCTACCTTGTCGTCGAAATCAGCTGCCTTGATAGTTCTTTGTGCACCAACAACATCATAAGGATATTCTGGTGGTAAAGAAGTAGCAAATATTTTTGCAAGTAATTGAAACTCTTCTTTAAGAGATGAAAACAATCTTTTATGTATTGCACTCATAACTCTAGAGCCTCTTTCCAATAAAGCTACAGTTGTTCCAACTGCAGCGTTTTGGTTTCCATCACCAACTTGTGAATCAGCAATGGATGCAAATCTTTGTCCTGCCGCTACTACTGTTCCTAGTAATTGAAAAAGAACTGGAGAAGGTTCTTTATACGGCAAATTCATAAATGAATCTTTTAAACTTCCACCAGGAGCATCAACGTCTCTCCATTCCCCTGGTTGTAAAGGAGCGGCATCATCTCTAATTCTAATACCTCTCATTTTAAATCCGGCCGGTAAATTAGATAACGTACCAGCATCTAATAATTGGCGGAGAGCAACCGTTGCGGTTCTGCTCAATCCGCCAATCATGTGTATTAATCCGAAACCATAAAATCCTAGTCCAGGCAGAAATTTGAAATGGACAAAATATTGGATTTTCTTTTTTGTCGGATCGTTGGGCGCAAAGTTCCTTCTTACAGAAAGAACTGTACGGCTACCTGCATCGATGGTTACGACATAAGGTAGTTTGATACCTGTTGGTTCTCCGGTTTGTGGATTGATATCTTCGAAGCCTTCCAGGTCCAAATTTGTATGACACTCTAAAAGAGTGTAAATATCTTCAGGTTTAGTTTTCTTTTGCCCATCTAATTCTCTTTCTTTTTGTTTTAATGGGTCTTCAAACATTTGCGGTGTGCCTAATTCTACATCTCTATAGAATCCTGAAACTTGTTGTTTTCTAATTTCATTACCTGACATTTTTAAAACGTGAATAACGCAATCAGCATCTTCAATATTAGTTGCACTATATGGAACTAATAAATCATCTGCTTGAACAAATTGAGAAACTGGTTGTTGTTTAACTGCATCAAAAAATACTTTTTTAAATGTAGAACCAGCTAATGGTAAATAAAATAACATTCTATCAAAATCTTCATCATAGCCATCCATTTGATTCATTAACATGTAATTCATATAATTTTTAACTCTTTGAGACTGTTGATCTTTCTGTGGAGTCGGCATACCCATAATTTGTGTTCTTACAGGTCCTTGTGCCGGTAATAATTCTTTATACGCTTGTGCTTGGAATTGTGTTACTGCTTCTGCTAACACTGGGTGTGTTGCACCTGAAGCTCCTTGAAATGGTTGGGTTCTTTGTTGATACTTAAATCCAAGTAAGTCAAGTCCTTCAATATAAGTATTCTCCCAATCTTTTCTGGACATTTTATAGTCCATTTGTTTTTCATATAAATCCGATGCTAAAGGTCCTAAAACATTTTCAGGAAGCATTTCTGCTAGGTTTGCAAAATGATCATCAGGATTTCCTGGCATCAATTGTGTAGGGTCAAAGTTAACTTCAACACCTCCATCTGCTAATTCTGTAATTGCTGGTCCACCTTCTGGTGAAGGTGCTTGTCCTTCTACTTCAACGTTTACGTCAGACGCAACATCGTCTTTGTCTAGGTCTACACCTGGTATACCTGGTAATGCCTTTTCCATAGGCGAAAATTTTCTATCTTCCGGAGTATCTGCCATTTTTTAATCCACTGTTGGTTTTTATAACAGGTTTCTTGCCATAAGGCAAACCTTGAGGAACTGGTCCTTTTAAAGGAGGAATTGTCTTAGTTAATCTCTTTGGTTTAATCATTTTATTCGACATCAAACTCTCCTGCATCTCTTGCTTCATCATAAGCACTTTGAGCTCTACCTTCTGCCCAATCAACCTGTATTTCACCTTTAGTCATTTCGTCAACTTTTTTTCCAGTGCCAATTTCTTCCATTCCTTTAGTACCACCTAAAACGTCATGAAGTTCTTCTACTACTTCACCATCAAAATCCACATCGTCAGGACCTGAACGCACTGGAACAGAATCTTCAACTATAAATTCTCCTGAATTATAATATGAACCATCTGCATCACCTTCCCATTTAGGAGATTCATATGTAATATTAAATTCTTGTTCATAAGCATTTTTTCCACTGATATGATAATCATCACCAATTCTTTCTATATGAAATCCTGGAAGAAAATCATCTGTACCTGTAAACGACCACATACCATCACCGTGATATGTCATTTTATCATTTACTTTATCTATAAATTTTGGAAACCATACAGGCATTTTAGTGCTTGATCTTTCAAGCATTTTAATTGGACCAGGGATCGGGTTACGCGCAGCGCCTTTTAATAATTTATCTAAACCTAAATATTTAAGAGCACCAATAGCACCACTTGTAACTAAAAGTTTATTAAAGTCTCTTCTATTCATTCCTTTGTCGGTTAAGGTTTCTTCAATAACCTCATCTACATTTCTACCAGCAACATAAGGAGCTAAAGACTTTTTAAGAGCATTATATTTATTAGCTGCCATTACATATCCAAATGGTAATGTTATATCTAATCCCATTTCAATATTCTTACCAGCAATGGTTGGCCATTTAGATTGTCCTTGCGCTATCATTTTATCTTCCATTCCTTCAATTAAAGAATCTAGTCCTGTTTTTTCTGAAAATGCGCCTGGCATTAAATTTTGAAATGCTTCTGTAAATAACCCTGTTCCTTCTAATTTATTATAAGGTTGATCTGTTAACCAACTATCATCAACTCCTTCCATATACTTTTCTCCCATTCCTATAGAAGCTGAAGATCTAGGTTCTGCTTTTTTTATTTTAAACGCAGGTCGTGTTGCTAATTTTTGTAATAAATCAATTGATACAAAAGGAAGTTTAGCAGAAACTTCTGCAACATTCATCCCAGCTCTTAACATTCTAGCTGCGTAGTATGGCCAGTTATCTACCCTTGCTACATCAAGAATTTTTCCTGGAACACTCTTACCGGTATTCCAACCTTGTTCCATTTCAAACATTTGGCTTTTAATCCATTCTAAAATTTCTTCATCAGATTTATCGTCATTAGGAGTGCCATCTGCAAAGTTTTCTCTATAAGGAACTGATGGAACAACTGGACCACCGATTGCTTTCTTTTTTCTATCTTGTGTTATTAAAAATCTTTCTAATAAACCTTTACTGGCTTTTCCATGCTCACCTTCTCCCATATGGCCTACTAATAAAGCCTCAATCATATCTTCAATTATATCTTCTCCATATTCAGCATCTTTATAAAAATCTTTTATTTGTTCTATTTTCTGATCCAGAACATTTTGACCAAATTCTCTTTTTTCATCTTTACTTAAATCATTATATTTAATTGCATCTGAATTAATTAAATCGACATTTCCAATTATAAATTTTGGATCTACATTAGACATATCTACATCAATAAATTGTTCTCCAACAGTTTCTCCCATTTTAGGCACAGTAAATTTTAATCTTCCAATTACATCTTTATTAATAAACCCACTTTCTTTGGCAGCTTTTGATGCTTGTTCACTTACGTCGTCATAATAAGAATCTAAAAGTACTACTGCATCACCAAGTTCTTTAATATTATTTTTAGTAACTTTTTTACCCCAGTATTTTTCAATAATATTTAATGGTTCTAACAATTTTCCTTGTTCATCCATTAAAACATCTCTATTAATGTCTTGATCTTGCCACGTAGTATTAGATAATTTAAAAAGTTTATTTCTAACTTTTTTATTTTTAAGAAAATCAAATTGATCTCCATAGGAAATAGGAATAGGGTTATGACCTATTTCAGATGTAGAATTAGGAAGATATAATTTAGTGTCTCCAATTTTTAAGGTATTAAATACTTTTCTCATTCCTCTGTAAAGTTGAGTACCAAAATTACTTATTCCAGGATCCCATTTTTCTCTAAAATCACTTCTTTTTATTTTGGCACTACCCTCTCCTCTACGCTCCCAATTTTTCAGTTTGCCAGAAGAATATAAATCTAAAGCTTTTTTAGCGTCTTTTAATTTAAATCCTTTCATGCCTCCTGGAAGAGGAAAATATTTAGCACCATTATCTTTTAATACTTCCATTACAAAATTTTGTGTTCTTGTATCTCCAGATTCAATTCCAAAAATATCAAATAATTGTTTTCTATTATAAACTTTATTTTTATCAAAAGACTTAACTCTCTTATCTAATAATTTTGGATTTTCTCTTAAGTTAGTAGTAAGGTCTGTAAATTTATAAATTGTTTCTGAAGGTTTAATATCTGATGTTAATTTTTTACCACCTCTTTCAAATATATAGTCTCGTCTTTCACCAGCTTGAGTAATAGATTGATAAATACTGTTTATTTTTTTCTGATCAGTTTCACCAGATAATTCTCTAATAGCAGATTTTAAATTACCACCATGTTTTTCTTTTGAATAATCATTTAAACCCTCAAAGAACCATTTATTTTTATTAGGTAAAACACTTTTACGGGTTCCTGCTTGATGACTTCCTGTTATAATAGGTTTTTCATTCCAAGACTTATTATCAAAATGTTTTTTAAGAGCTTTAATAGCTTTTTTCTTCCATCGAGATTCTGCAAAATCATAAGTTGCTTTTTCTGCTATCTCAAAATAATCTTCCCATTTTGGACCTTTAGGTGGTTCTTGATTAGGTTCTTTTTTAATTGTTTCTATTCTCTCTACAATTTCTTCTTTAGATTCGTCTTTAGGTCTTTTTAACAAATTGCTTAAAGTTGAAGCTATAGCTGTACTGGGGTCTAAAACAGACCAAACTTTTTGAGCCTGTTCCGGATTTTCTTCTATATAGTTTTGAACTTTTTGAGCGCCTGCCCAAGCTCCTAATCCTCCAATAGTAATACCTAAAGCTTCAGCTAAACCGGGAGCTAATGCTGGTGCAATTGCTAAAGGACCTGCGCCTTTAACTCTTCCACCTTTAGCTGCCATCATCTTGTTAGGTAAAACTGGTCCTATTGGTTTAGGTGCCCAAGGATTAACTGGTTTAGTTGGGTCCTCTGGTAAAGGATTACCACCGGCAAAAAACCTTTCACCAAGTGGTTTAAGTGGTGAAGTTACATTATCCGCTGATTCAATGTTTCCGGTAGATGGGTTAAATATTATTCTGCTCATTAATTTTTTAATAACACGTTTATTCTACTTGTTAAACTCCTCTGCATTTGTTTTCTTTGGTCTTGGTTGTAATCCGCGTATATGCCCAAGCCTTCAACAACCATTCTAAGTCTTTCTAATAAATCATCAAGATCTCCTGAAGATGCTGAAACTTGGTCACCAATTTGTTGTTGATCCAACATTCTTAAAATTTCTTCCATATCATCATAACCTTCGTCCCACTCAGGTGGCATAATATTTGAATCCCCATGACCCCAGTGATAATTAAAATCTCCTCCTTGAGAGTAGCCAACACGTCCACCTTCTGCATATAGACCCTCATCTGGATCATAATCAGGATCATCAGGGTCAAAATTAGGGTCATCTCTGTAAGGTCGTTTATTTTTGTAATCCCATCTATCTGATAAATCTCTTTGATTAACCCAATCGTCTGTATCGGTAAAAATTTGATCTTTGTCTGATTTGGATAGACCTTTGTATTTACCTTCACCTTTTAACACCTTATTTACTTCCTTCATCGCTTCAACCGGTTCTAATGTTTTTATATAATTAATATGATCGGTAATAGTATAAGTTCCGGGAGCCGTGGTCTTTGTTTTTGAACCAAACTTTTGAAGCCAGAGTTGATAATCATATCCAAAGTCTCCGGTTGCTTCTCCTAAGTCTTCATATATTTTTTGAGCGTCAGCTAATGCTTTTTTAATAGCTTCATTTCTTTTCTCTAATTGTTTAAATTCTTCATATCCCATTTTAGTACCACCAGTAGAATCTACTTCAGCCATTTTACCTTCGTTCATGTTTAATTCATCAACTAACTTGTTTAAATCATCATCTGTTAATTTAGATATGTCTATTGTTTCTGAAACTAAAGTTGGTTTTAATTTTTTTTCTTCCATTATTTTTTTAACTAACTCAGGATTTTTAAGACCACTTGTATCTATATCAATCTCAGGCTTAGCACCTATTTTTTGTTTATGCATGTCATAGAAATGATCAATAAGGTCTTCTCTGCCATCTCTTAACATTGCTTCTAATGTTTCTTTTGGTGGAATTGTTTGTTCTGCATTTGGATCAACATTTTTAACTAACCAATCTATTTTTTCTTCATATGTTGTCGGAGCCTTAGTTCCTTTCCACGGTCCTTCAATCACGTTGCTTTCTAATTCTAAATTGTCTCCTGGTTTAGCAGTGATACCTAATTTTTCAGAAATTTCATCAAAGCCTTCATCTCCTTCAGAAATAACTTTATAAGTAGCTTCCGCATCAGNAGTAGTTGGTTTGTCCTTGTATTTACTATACGCTTCAGGATAATTTCTTTTCAACGCATCTAAATATGCTTGCTTGTTTTCTGCGTTTTGAACAATAGCGTTCATTGTATTTTTTGCTTTATCAGCATCACTCATTCCTTTTATATTAGAATAAAAATGATCATCACCTTTAAAAATATTTATACTGTCTTGTGCATCATCAGCATGAGCCATTAATTCTACTTCGTCCATGTAATCTAACGCGTTCTTCGGTCCGTCAACCTTGATTGGTTTAATATTATTAGCTTTCATCCAATCTTCCATTGCAGTTGGACCTATAAAAGTATGATCGTCTTTAAACATGTCCGCTTCAAAGACTTCGTCAAATTTATCAAATATTTCATCCCCAAAATGATATCTCCAGATTCTTGGTGGATCAGGAGCAAACATATCGGCCCCACCCCAGTGGTATTTGCCTTCTTTTAAGCCTTTATAGATTTCATCATCAAGTTTAATGATTCCCGCTTCGTGGAGCTTGGCTAATTGGTAAGATAGACCTCTATACATGTCAGATCTTCCTTCATAAGCTCTACCATGCCACAATTTTTTAAATTTTTTTTCTCTTACGGCTTTTTCCGCAGCTTCTTTCTTAGCAATGTTTTCAGGTTTCATTTCATCAGCTAATTTTTTTAATTCGTTCACTTTATCTTGAAGTGATCCCATAATTCCGGTATCACCAACAAAATTTTCTTGGCCCTGAGTCTTCATAACCTTAGCAATATCTTTTCCATCTTTTCTTAGGACATCTGCTGACTTAATGTTGTTAGTTCTTAACATCTTAAGAATTCCAACATTATATTCTAAATTTTTTAATTGTTCTCTTCCTAATTTAATTCCTTCATCATCAATCTTCTTCAAGACTTTCATGATGTCATCAAAAATATCTTTCTCATAAGTTTTAAAAAGATAATACTGTCTATCTCTAGTCATGCCTTTATTAGCAAGACTATATTGTGTTTCATTTATCGGATTTCTAAAACGAATTCCAATTGCTGGAAGATCACCAATATCTTTACGAGTTAGGAGTTTTAAAACTCCTTCCTTGTCTTTATTGCCTCTTAAATATTTGTTGATAAGTTTTAGTAACTCATCCCAACTGCCTTTAGCCATAATACTGCCTTTTTATACCAGGAAGTTTTTCTTCAACATAATCCTCAGGGTGTTGAATCAATCCACCTTGCCTGAACCTCATAACTGCTTGTGTTGTACTGTCCACAAGGTCGTCATGATCCCCATGTGGAAACGCTGCGCATTCCTCGATCACTTCTTCGGCAAACTTTTGAGTGGGCGCCCATATCGTTCCGCTCTCAAATAGCGGTGCGACCGAGTTAACACGTACATGTTTATCATTTCCTTTGCTCGGTGTAAAGTTTACAACAGGAATATCCATCTGTCTTAATTCATAGGTTAATGGCAATCCAGCGGCCTTAGATTCGATTAAAACTGTCTCTGGATCCCAATATTTGTACGCTGCAAGGGCTCTTCTACGCAATTCTGGGAACTCCCAACGCCCTTTAATTGCGTCTAAAAGCATCAATGCTTGTTTTGGTTCGTTCGGATCGGGCCTAAATATGCCCCAAGTGGTAATTGCACTAAAATCGGCTGTTTCTTTTTTCAAATATGCGGTATCGTACGACTGAATTACATGTTCTAACGGTGGAACCCAGTCTCTATCCCATTTTTGCCACCATTCTCGCTTAATTAAGGCTCCTTCTTCCGATGTTGGACGCTGCATCCACTGTGCATTCCATTTTCCAACCGGTAATGTCGCTTTTACCTTCTCTAATTCGTCTAATTTCCAATATTGAGGCCAAACTGGCTTTGCATTTTTAGTGTCATCGTCCAAAATTGCCGGAAATTCTACAACTTCCCACTGATCAGACTTAACTTCACCCTGATTTTTTAATAAAATTCCAGTTAAGTCCTTTGTTGACCACCTTGTCATAACTAAAATTATTTTTCCACCTGGTTGAAGCCTTTGACGTGGTCCTGAAGTGTACCATTCGTACGCATTTTCCATTGCAGATTCGGATAACGCATCTTGTTCCGAGTGTGGATCGTCAATAATCAATAAATCAGCTCCACGGCCCGTGATTGCTCCTCCAACACCAGCGGCGAAATATTCACCACCCTGGGCTGTCTCCCAACGGCCCGCGGCTTTTGAGTCTTCTTGTAATTTTGTTTGAAAAATTTTTGCGTATTCCGCAGAATCAATTAAATGTTTTGCTTTTCTACCAAAACGAATTGCAAGTTCTCCAGTGTGTGTCGCTTGAATAATTTTTAATTTTGGTTGACGGCCCACCATCCACGCTGGAAGCAAGAAAGAGGCAAATTCAGATTTAGTATGCCTAGGTGGCATATTAACAATTAACCTATTTATCTCGCCTGTGGCTAATTTATTAAATTTTTTTGCAATGTGCCTGTGATGGGGCCCCTCAATAAATTCGGGCCATACGCACTTAACAAAAGATAGAAAATCGTCTTTAGCTTTGTTCTGTATCTTTTTTTCAGCATGCATGACCTGATATCGTCTGAATTGCTTCCGGACATCCGCAGGTAACTTGCTAATATCAACATTATTCAAGTCCATGGTACCAAAAAGTTTTTACCATGATTAACAGTCTAAATCAAGGCCTAAAGTAAAAAGCAGTGGGACCCCTTTTCTTTTTTCGGGGGTTGGGGTATCGATTATATATAAGATTGAAGTTTCAAGCGGGTCCTACTTATTAAATGTGTCACGCGTCGCAAGACGCGTGACACTTGGACACTTACTTAGTGTAGTTTGTTGTTCTTCTTGTCCTTAATTAATTGTTCTAACTCTTTTGTTTGTGGGTGTGTCCACATCATATCGTGTACCATATCCATATTAGATAGTAATATGATATGTGCCATTTCTTCTTGAGTAAAGTTAGAGTTCTTACAATCTCTTAAGATTTGTATTCGTCTAGCAAACGCCATCTTGTCGTCTTTCTCATTTCTTGCTTCATATAAGAAAGCAACTGCATTCAATATCTTCGGTTGAAGATAGCTAGGCAATGCGCTAAACATTTCTTCTAGTTTATCTAAGAACTGTAATTGACTTATCTTCTCTTTCTTACTTGTCATTTTTATACTCCAAGTTAAAAGTTTTATTTACTTGATTAGCAACATAATT